AACAATCTTTGATATCTTATTACCAGCTGTAATTTTATGACACTCATCAACAATGAGTAGATCGATATGTCTTAGCCATTCATTATCTTCAAATCTACTTTGAATAATACCTATATTAGCAATAATTACATTGGCTGTAAAGTCTGGTTTAGTCTGACCAGTCCATTTAGTAAGTTTATATGTAGTACCACAATTTATAAACTCATCATACGTTTGAGTTACAAGTCCTAAATCTGGTACAAGCATGAGACACTTAAAGGTATCCTTATCACCTGCTGCTCTAAAGAAGTTTTCAATTAAGGCTGCAGTAGTGAATGTCTTACCAGCACCAGTTCCAAGAACACAAGTACCAGTTCCTAGCTTTAAAGCTTTTCTAATAACTTCTTCTTGATAATCACGCAAGGTAAACTCAAAGTCATGAACCATTTCTTTATCAATACCAACTTTTATAGCCTTAGTCAAAGCTGGTGATACAATAATTTCAGTATTGATTTGATTCTTTATCAGAAACTGTCTAATTGACCAATATAGACCTAACTCACAAGTACCTGTAGGTGTAATTACATATTTACGTTGAGGTGCAAATCGTGCATACCTTCTTGCAAACCTAGCACCTGTATTCTCTACACTAAAATTTTCACGTATCTGATCAAATAGTTCTTTATCAGTACATTTCATCACCAATTTGCATGGTGTCTTTGTAGTTGGTTTCTTATAATCAAACGATATCATTACATTTGCTCCATCTTCATAATATCAACTGCATTCTTTACATCAAATCCCATCTGCGACATTACCTTCTCTACCTTCTCTAAATATTCAATAATAACATCAAACTCCCTTATCTTATTATTTAGCTCAGCAAGAGTATCATGCCTTTCTGCTGCTTGCTCTGCTGCTGATTGAGTAAGTTTCACAGGAGAAGTAGCAATTACTTCTCTTGTAATGTTTTTCTTCAGCTCACGTTTCTTTATAAATGTTTGATTACGTGCAATCTTAGTCTTAATAAGTTGAGCTACCCAATAATGTTTCCTTGCAGGTAGTCTTAGAGTTACTTCCTTTATGTTAAAGTCATCAAGTACAAGATCCTTAGCAACCTCATCCATATATTTTAATAGCTTCTCCACAATTTGAGTATAAATACTAGTATGTCAAAATCAACTAAAACCTTTAAGCAATATTTTAGTGAAAATATTACTACTAGTGTTGCTGGAATTAGATCTACAGATGTAACTGGAGAGGATAAGCAAGGAGATCATATTTATGCTCCGAATGACTCTCGTATAGTTAAACCTCTCGGTAAAGTTGAGACTAGAAAAGGTACTGTAGGTAAAAAGGAAAAAGATAATAAAAAGAAGGGTATCAATGGAGTCTTCTTAAAGGGTGAGGATGCAGAGGAAAAAATGTGTCCTGATGCTTGCTGTGGCATGCCAGTAAGTGAGTGTAAGTGTGGATCAGATTGCGAGCATTGCGATTGTCACGATATTAATAATGGGTAATATGGAGGATACATATTGGAGTGATGGTGTAAGAACTATATCCTTGTTAGAGATATTAGATTATACTTCTACTGAAGAAGTTATAGATGCAAGATCTTTTGAATCTTTGTTAATAAAAGTAAAGAGGCAAGAAGATAGAATAAGCAAAGCAGATTTAAGTTATCCAATTGTTGTTAGTATTTATAAAGGTATATATAATCAAATACTTGATGGGCAGCATAGGGTTGTAAAAGCTATAAGAGGTGATAAGACAGTAAAGGTTAAATTTTTAGATCTTAATACTGCACCTAAGTATTTAAAGGATATTTTTATTAATGACTGATTTAGGGCATTGGGAAGGGCTTTTAACAGAGGAGATACTTCCATATGGTTTTGTATATAAGATAACCAACCTTACTAATAATAGAAAGTATATTGGTAAGAAGCAATGTCTTACACTAAAAAAGAGACCACCGCTCAAGGGTAAGAAGAATAGACGTATATCAGAGATTGAGACTGACTGGAAAAGCTATACTTCTTCTTCAAAGGAACTTAACAAGGATATTGAGAAGTTTGGTAAGAAGAACTTTAAGTTTGAGATATTATTTTGGTGTCAATCTAAGAGTGAGCTTGCATATTTAGAAACCTTGCTACAATTTAAGGAGGAGGTTCTATTACGTGACGACTACTACAATGGTATCATCAATATTAGACTAGGAAAAATAAAATTATCGCAACCTTTACCCAATCTTAAAGGAACTCAGATATAAATACTCGTATATGTCTATTCAAACTCAAAGCAAACCTAAATGTGTTACCTTCTTTGATGATGTTTTGAATATTCAGTATGTAGATCTTGAACCATACTTGGTGAAATCCTGTAAAGAGTATAACTACTATGTTAGTGAGAATGAACTAACTAAACTTAGTAAGAAAGATAAAAATAGGATAGGTACTCATTTTATGTTGAATGAGATTATTAGCGCATGTAAGGTTAATGATCATAAAAAAATCTTCTACTATAGGGAGTATGCTGAGTACCCTGTAGAGAATATGTTAATTAAACGTATTTTTAATGCATTACCTACTACAATAGTTTACGATGCTGTATCATTTGATACTTTTATAAAGGATTTAGAGTATAGTGTTATAAAGAGAAAGGAAACTAGTAGTGTTTGCTTCAAGAAATTTAAAAAATTCCTTAAGACTACTGGACTTACTAAGGTTGAAAAGGAATTTACAGAAAATGCCCGTGTCAAATTCTCTCTTTTACCATAAATAATGGTATGAAGAAGTTTTTGAAGCTTATCGCAGAGAATCAACCAGGAGCTCAGGATGAGTTTACCGTCACTTTAACAGATCCAGTAGGTAAGGTAATAAATCAATTCACTATTACTGGTGGTGATTTTGCCTTTGATAACTTTCAAGAGTTTAAAGATGATATGACAGGTGTCGCAGAAGATGGTGAAATGGATCAAGAGGATCTTAAGAAAATTCAACAAGATGTTGCTGCTGCAGATGCATTAACAGGTGGGGTAGATGCTAAAGCTGGTGCATTAAGCAGGGATGGTACTAAAATGGTTGCTAGTGCTAAAAATAAACTTTATCAACAAGTGGCAAAACGAATTAATAATATAGCCAAGGAACTAAGTTAATGAATAAGACATTAGAAATATTTAAAAAGTTTGGTCTCGTAGAGGCTGATGAAATGGATGCAACAGATACAGCTGAGCAACCACCAGCTCCCGCTCCAGCATCTATGACATCTGAAGGTGAGAAGTATCTCGTTGGTCTTTTAGTTAAGGCTTTCTTACATGTACCAGATGATAGTGAAGGTCGTATAGCTAAAGAACTTCAAGGTCAACTAGATATCTTAGATCCTAAGGACATTGCTGGTCAAATTGAAAACTTCCTAGAGCTTGGTGTTGATTCAACTAAAGCTGCACTTGATGATATTAAGGTATAAGGAACTCTAATACAATACAGTTATGGATAGCAAAATTACAGACGCTTATTTAAATTTATATAATAAAAAGGATGATTCGAAAAAGATTCGAATGACTAATTTATATGAGCAAGTAATTAATAAGCAATTTAATGAAGCAAAGGTTAGTATTGAGTTTGATGATGGTAATGTAAAGACTGTAGAAATGGATAATGAACGTGCAAGGAAAATGTTCATGCTATCCGACATAGAAGATAATACATCACCTTTATCTGACTGGATAACCGAGGCTGGGTGGGATACAGATGATGCTCAATCACTTCTTAACCCTAAACTTAACGCAATTTACAAGACTGGTATACAACTTACGAATGATCAAGTAAGAAAAGAGTTTTATGAACAAATTCAATCTCTCACTAAACGGAAGAAAAATTTAAATATTTTAAGAGAAGTTCTCAATAAAGGTGCTGTTGATGATATATACAGCTATTTGAATGGAAAATTAAGTTCTGATTACCCCCTACTTGTAGGAGAGGATGTATTAAAACAAATAGGACAACTTGCTTTTGCTGAGGGTGCTGTAGGTGTAGGACCAGGAGAAGTATTGATTTCGTTATTTACGGAAGGTAAGAATCCAGATAAGGGTGATATAGTCTTACCGGATGGAGATGAAGTAGAATTAAAAGCATCAAAAGGTCGACCAGGTAAATCTAGAGTGTCTGCGCTAGTTAAAAGGTTTGAAGAGTTTATACAGCAAGGTCATGATGTAAAGAAACTTGATGCTAATGAAATTAATTCTGCTAAAGCAGCTATAGCAGCTATTTTGCAAAAAGCAAATGAGCTTATACAAGAAAAACGACCAACACAGAATTTAGAGTCGATAATTAAAGCTGCAAGTTCTATTAGTGATACAGAGGATGCATCTGAAATAGAAAAAGTAGCTAACTTTCTCGTTAGTGCGCAAGATCGAGCTAAGTTAGTTAACCAGCTAAATCCTGACGCTTTTAAAACATTAGAAGCTGTTGGTAAACAGGTAGCAAGCAATAAAGCAGGTGCAAGTAAGCGTGGTAAGGCCTTCTTTGGTTCTGCAGATGACGATGATCTAATAAAGGGTTTATCACTCTTTTCATCAAAAGGTGAAGATATTGCAACATCAATTATAAGAAAGGGGTTAGATCAAGGTGGTAGTATGGATAGGGTAGATCTAGCGCTAGGTATTGCGATGACTTTTCAAATTGCAGAATATTTTGATGAATTAAAACAAAAGTTCAATTATTATACTCTTTTTAATAAGGATAATGGTTTAATAGTTACATGGGGACCTTTTAGTGATGATTATGTTACTAATGCTAATAGTATTTTAGATAATATATTGAGCAATAGAGATAAGATTGTTATTAGTGCCGATAGCGGGGGTAGAACAGGTTATAACCTATCAATAAAATAAAAGGCATAAGGAACTCCGATATAATTAAATAGAACGATGATAAGCTTCAAGAAATACCATGCAACTTACAGTCTTTTAACAGAGGCTAAGGCAAATACCCATTTAACTCACCTAGAAGAGCTTGTTCTCACGCAAGGTGAAAGGGGATATGGTGTTGCAAGAGGTTTTATTGCTGATCTTCTTAGTCATCTTCAAGGTAAATCGAAGAGAAAGGTCAATACTTCAGTTAAATGGGACGGAGCTCCTGCTATTTTTGCTGGAAAACATCCTCATTCAGGTGAGTTCTTTGTTGGAACCAAGTCAATCTTCAATGCTGATCCTAAAATTAACTACACTGAAGGTGATATTGAATTGAATCATGGTCATGCTCCTGGTTTAGCTGATAAACTTAAGAAAGCTCTAAAGTATCTTCCTAAATTAGGTATCAAAGGTATCCTTCAAGGTGACTTTATGTTTGATTCTTCTTCTTTGAAGCCAATGGTGGAAGATGGTAAGAAGCATTTGACATTCAAACCTAATACAATTCGTTATGCAGTTGAGTCTGACTCTGAGTTAGGTAAGGAGATTGCTAATTCTGTATTCGGAATTGTATTCCATACTGGTTATGATGACTTTAACTCACCACCTCAATATGGTATCAATGTAAAAGGTCTTAAAAAGGTACCTGGTGTATGGGTTGATGATGCTGTATTTACTGATGCTACAGGAACTGTTACTCTTACAAAGGATGAAGCTAAGCAAGTTAAAGATATGCTTAAGCAAGCTGACGGTATTAAGGTTAACTTCAAGAATATAACTAAGTATTTACCTCTTCTAAATATTTATCTCAACTCTGAGATCCGTGGAGGTAAGTTTGTAGAGGATCCAGAAGGCTCCTTCAAGAATTTCTATCAGTGGTTAGCAAAAAGAAATGAAACTGCCTGGAGTAAGCTTAAGACTAAGAAGAGAATTGAGGCTAAGCAGGCAGCAAGTAAGGAGCAATTAGCTCAATTGAAAGATCAAGATGCTAATGTTATTAATTTGCTTAAGAAGAGTAAGTTACTTCAACAGGCTAAACAAATTTTTGTTAACAAGTATAATAACGCAGTATACATTACAAAGCACTTCCTTGATAACGAAGATGGTACTCTTAAGACTACTGCTCCAGAAGGTTATGTTGCAGTATCAAGAGCAGGTGATGCAGTAAAACTTGTTGATCGTTTAGAGTTCAGTCGAGCTAACTTTAGTAGTGGTCAATCTTCAACCCCTATAACAAATAATGCAAACGTTTAGAGAATATTTTGAAGATCAAGAGCATCTAAGAGATAAGGATAGAGTTGCTCTTATGCCAGGTGGGTATAAGCCACCTACCAAAGGTCATTTTAAAGCTTTTAAATATTTGCTGGAGGATGCAGATAGTGGTATTGTTATTATAGGTAATAAAGATCGTGATGGTATTACAGCAGAACAATCAAAAGCTATTTGGGATATCTATGCTAAGTATATGGGTAAGCCAGTTGAGATTGAATTAGCTGAAAACTCTCCCGTAAGAACAGTTTACGAATTTGCAGATAATAATAAGGAGGTTAATATTATTGTTGGTGCTGGTAATAAGGATGAAGATGTTAAAAGGTATGAATACTTTACAAAGAATATTGACAAGTACCCTCTTGTTAGTGTTATAAAGATTCCAATGCAGGAAGATTCAATATCTGGCTCACAGACCAGAGCCTTAATGCAAAGTAATTTAGATGAAGCTATAGCTTATTTTGTACCAGAGGAACTTAGTGAAACTGATAAAGATGCTATAAAAAATATACTAACTGATTAAATAATAATATGAGCAAGAGATCATGGAATAATGGAACAAGAGAACTTGAAGAGATAGCTGGCTCAGTTATTTTGAATGAAGGTGCTAATACCTTGGGTAGTGCTATGAGAGATCTTGATAGAATATCTGGTGAACAAAAAGCAGATAAGTTATATGGTGCAATACATGCTGAAGTACAGGGTGGTAAGTCAGTAGAAGAAGTCCTTAAGGATATGAATTACCCAGAGGACCGTCATAAAGTTATGGCTATTTCTTATAAAAACTGGCTTGCTTCAAAAAGTGAAGATGCTGAAGGTATAGTTGGTAATCTAGATGATGAAGTTGATGCTAGTAACGAAGAAGATGCTGATGTTACTGAAGTTGTTGAGGGTATTGTAGATAGGGTATTTGACGTAAGTGATAAGGTTATTGATTTTGCTACTAAACCTACACAGTTTGATGATGCATTTGCTAAAGATATACTTGCAGGTATTAAACGAGGTTCAAAAATTGCTAATCGTACTTTAGGTGGTGTTGTAAAAGGTGCCGGGGAAGTTGTTAAAGGTGTTGCAAAAGGTATTGGTGAGGTTGGTAAAGGTGCATATCAAGGTGCTACAGAAGATGGTGAGAATAAATCTTTAAAAGATGAGTTCCTTGAATTTGCAGAAAAAGTTTCTGCAGTTGATGAGGGTCGTGATATTGATATAATGGTATTGAGATCAGAACTTAATAGACTTGATGATATACTTGCTGATAAAGAACATGCTGCTGCCCAAAAAGAGATGTAATAACTCAATTTAGTTAATTAATTTAACAAGACCATCTTCGGATGGTCTTTTTTTGTAAGGAACTCTGATATAATTAAATTAGATATGAATATATTTACAACAAACAATTGCCCTATCGTCTCTGCGCAGGAGATGTGCGATAAACATGTGGTAAAGATGATTGTTGAGTATGCTCAACTAATGTCTACAGCTCATAGAGTTCTAGATGGTAAGCAGTATGAGGGTCGTACTCGACTTAATAGACGTATCAAGCGCTGGTTACATCCAGATAAGAATATGGAAGAGGTACTTTATAAAGCTTCTCATATTAAGCACCCATCTGGCTTATGGTGTAGAACTACTACAGCTAACTACAGGTGGTTATATAGACATTTTATTGCTGCATGCAATGAATATACTCACCGTTATGGTAAGGTTCATTTGACTCAAGTAAAATTAGCTGAAGTGTTTAAGAACCCTCCTAAAAATCTTCCTAAAGGTAAGCAGACTGAGTTTGCTGTTGCTATTGCTGCTGATCAAACATGCAGACAGGTACCTGGTTTTGATAAGTTATCTGTTGTAGATAAGTATAAGCAATATATTAAAAGTGATAAGCCTTTTGCTGTATGGAGTAAGAGAGATAAACCTTATTGGTTTTAGTATTCTACTTCAATATCATCACCTGCAATATTCTCTTTGCTTACATCAATAAGAGCATCAAGATCTTTTTCAATAAAGTCTTTACCTACTAATATCTTATAAAGATTAGTTGACCTGTTTCCTATTGAGAAAGGTACATCTGTATATTCTTTATTTCCTATCTTAAAATTAAGATGTACTACTGGTCTATGCTCTGTATTACCAGCACCAACATTAATAGTTATCTCACCCTTCTTAGGTAGGAGTAGAGTCTTACCGTTAACAGTTCTAAAGAATACTTTACTACCTTGCTCTTGTATATCTTCTCCATGTAAGACATTGTATGCCCCATTACCTGAATCTAATTTAGATGGGACTTTACCGATGCCTTCAACATCGAAGAACTCAATAAGTCCAACAACATTTTTCTCTACAATGTATTCTTTAAATGATTTCATATTATTGTCTTACCTGACAATTATTTATTAGGTCACTGATTATCTTCTGCAGGATGTTCCGGTGCATCTTCATATCCTGTATTGAAACGACCCTTACCATTGGTTTCATAATCAAGCCAATGGTAAACTGATGAAAGGTAGTCTGATGCTCTTGTAATTTTTGATGCTGTCCATCCTTCAAGTGAATCAATACCGTTGAGTAGTGCACTAAGTTTACCTGCATACTCTACTGCTTTATAAAGTTCTGCTTGAGCCATATGCATTTCAGAATCATCTGCATGATCTTCCGATCCACAATCACCTACTTCTTCTGTGTCCATTGAAACAATAGCTACTGGCTCAGCATGCTCAGCATCTTCAATTTCAGGAAGTTCATCCTCTTGAGCCATTTGGTGGGCCTCATCAGCCTCCCTTTCAGTCAACTTACGACCAAGCTTTGCTTCCAAACCATCTACAATTGCTTGATAAGATTCAGAACCAACTTCCATGCCTACATCATCAAGCATTGCGAAGAACTCGTCACTGGGTATCTCTGCATCTTCAATACCAGCATTAGCTTTTGCCAATGCAAGCTCATGTGCTCGAGCATTTCTTGCTTCTAATTCTGTTGAACCAGCAGGGTGACCAGCTTGCTCATTATCTTCAGATGGTGGGTATCCAATAACTGTCTTACCAGCTGTATCTTCGTTAATAATCCTCTGCTTACTGTAATTAACATTACCGTAGGCTTCAGCCATTAGATCAAATTGTGATTTAAAAGGTTTAGACATACTATTATTTATGCTTAGCAATGGTTTTTTATACAAAAAAAAGAGGATGCCAACATAAGCCAGCACCCTCTATAGATTATAGTTAATTCTCTAACGCAAGCCTGTTGACTCAAAGACATCACGAGCAACACCAGCAGTGAAGCCACCCTCGACACCTTTTACGATTACAGAAATAGCATTGTGACTATGAAGCGATTCGTTATGAGAAGCTACAATCTTAAAGTCTTTAATACGGTCATCACCATTCATACGTGAATATAGAAGTCTTACA